TTTATCTTGTTCTATAATATGATCCACCCCTTCTATTGTTTCTCTTATAACTTCTACAGGGTTCTTATATACAAAGATACTACATAAAGAGTCAGAAGTTGTAGTTTTTCCTTCAGAAACAGGGTCAACACCAGCATAATACATTCCAAACCCCGGATTTTTTACTGGCCTTTCCCACACAACAAGACAACCAGACTTATCTTGGAGCTTTCTATTTATAGGAAAAGTGCTTATAGGAATCTTTTTAGATCTTTTTGCCTGAATGCCATCTTGGGTTCTATCAAGCTCAATATGCTCATAGCTATATTCCTTGTCATCTATCTTTTTTAATTGTCTGGATATTATCCCTTGGGGAAAGATACTTTCTTTTCTATACGCAAAAGCTTCAGCAATGTTTGTTGGCTTTTGAGAAATTCTTAATTGATACTGCTCTGGCTTAAGGTCAATTTTCCATTGTGCTCTTTCTGTCTGTATAGCATTTAAAGCTTTTTGAATTAAAGAATTTCCAAATTCATCTATATATGGTGGCATAGACCACTGCTCAGGAATAAATAGCCCCGCTATACCTATTCTGCCATCTTCGTCTATCAAGTTTGTCTCAACACCTCTTATACCATTACCTTTAGGATTAAGTATCATTTCTTTTAATGGCTTACATTGGTCCAGGTCACCTACTGAACCTGCTGCTATAAACATACCTGTTGTCATCATACCGGATGACATTGCAGGACGCAGGTACTCATATGTCTTATCCATTTTAGGAGCAATGCCTGCCTCTTCATGAAAAAAGTATGTTGTAGGTCCACCTACTCCTGTAGTGGGATTTTTTTCAAAAGACGCACCTTGAATTTTAGATTTTAATCCTTTATTTGTTTTTCTATTACCTATCCTTACTTCAATCTGTTGCTGCCAAAGCAGAACTTTTTCAGGATTACTTGGCCTATACCAAGCAGTGTGTTCGTTTAGGAAATCTCTATACTCTTCTAAAAACTTCCAAGAACCTTTATCATTAATATAATCTTTTAAAGAAGCACCTATCTTACAAACAGAACCTTCTTCAAACCAATATTGATTTAAAAGTTTTGCCATATGAAAGTAAGAAGAGGCTATCTGCCTTTTCTTTAAAATGGCAGCATGTTCATTATTTAGTTCTGCCAGTAATTCATATAAAGCCATATGATACTGGGCATCTCTTACTTTAGCAAAACCATACTTCTTTTCTTCCTTATCATATATAGGTAGGAAATTTAGCCACATATAATAATCTCTGGTGATAAACCAGGATTTATCTTTATTTATATAAAGCACCCCTTTTCTGCACTTGTTCTTTTCTTCTTCCCAGTACTTTATAAAGTCTTTTGACCTGAATGGGCTCTTGCAATAATAACTCTGTTCATTAAAAGCTCTGGCTTGCTCATTAAACAAAAAAGATGTTTCATCAAATTCGTAGTCTCCAGGCTCTTTAAATAAACCTAAAATAAAAATGGCAAACTCTGATTCATCACTAAATTCAGTAGTTTGCCATTCCCCATTATCGTATGTTGGTATACTAATCATCTTCTATAATTGCGTGTATATCTTTTTCATCAATAAGAAAGTGATCTTCTCCTTCATGCTCCATTTCTATAACATGTATATGCTTTGCATATTTTACAAGATCACCTTCATTTACATTTAATACATCTTTTCCTTTTTTAACAACAAATCCCATGTACTCTTTATCTTGTGCTGTCTGAGGTATTAAGATTCCTGTTCCTTTAAAATACTTTGGTGCTTCTTTTTCTTTCAGTAGCACCTTACTGCCTAATGGTCTAATTTTCATAATATTGGTTTTTATAATTGATCATATGCTAATCCCTGCCCGCCTCTTACAACACTTTGCTGTTCTTTTTTCATATCATTAAATGCACCTTTGTAAGAGTTTCTTATATTTTCAAATTTAGAAGCTGCATTTATAAGTGCATTTATATTTCCATCTCTTCCGTGCTCTATAGGTGTTGTTTCCATGTATTTTGCCAGCTTATCCATCATTCCTTTTATTCCTTTATATGCTCTATAAGTGGGAGTTTGATAAAGCTTTTCACATTTATATAATGCTTCCTGGATAAGTTCATCTTCTGTGGACTCTTCCATCTTTATCTCTTCAAGGATTAAATCTTCTTTTTCATGCTCCCTTAAATTAAAAAATGGATTCATATCCGGGTTTGGACAGGTCATATAAAACAGATACTGATATACATTTAAATATGTATCAGGAAATGCTTCCATGATATCTTTAAGAAACTTCAATGTATAACAATGTTCTGTAGGTACAACTTTCTTGTTCTGAATATCAAATAATTTAATTATCATGGTTTTTGGTCTTTAATCAACATTATTAAGTTGGTAACCTCTTCTTTTAAATATGGAAGGTCATACATTTTTATTTCTTTAATTACAGGATCTCCATTTACATATCTTGTTACCGGGTATCCATACTCGTCCTGACTTTCTGATTCAAATTTAACATGTTGTATTTTCAATGCTCCAACTTTCAATTTAGGATTATGCTTTTTAATTATATAAGCATATATACTCATCTGTAAATTATAATGGTTTAGATTACAATCATCCAAATGGTTTACAGGAGAATACATCTTAGAAGATATTCCTTCCCAGTTAACATAGCTCTTTTTTTTAATTTCTTTATTAGTTTTGTAGTCTGTGATGTTTATCTTTCCATTAACAATTTCTACAAGGTCTGCCTGTCCACACAATCCAGCAGACTTCAAATAAACAAAATGCTCTGGATATACCCCGTCTGTCAACTTTTGCTTAGGAGCTTGTTTTATACCATCTTCAATTATAGGTTTAATAATTGGTAAGTTAACACCTTCTCTTTCAATAGTTTTAAAATCTAAAATATCTGTTTCCCTTTGATTGTGATACCAATTCCCCAAGTCTATAGCTCTTTGTGTTTCCCCCTCCCAAATGTTCATTACCACCTGAGGATCTAAACCATACCACTTAGAACCTTTTTTTGTTGAGCATTTTTTCGCCACTTTTTTTTTATCAAAAGAAGATTTAAGCGTAGATATAAAAGATGTAACAGATGTCCAAATGATACCATCCTGGCTTTCATACTTATGACCCTTTTCTATAAATTTTAAACTCATGCTACTTTATATTTTTCATTAACTGCTCTTCTGTTTCTTCATCCATTACAGCTAACCACTTTTCTAAAGGGCAATTAGAAGACAAGGCCCTAGTTTTTAATGATAAACTACATCCACACTCACCACAACACGGTTGTGTTCCTGGAGCCATGCATTTAGAACCTTCCTGATCTAAACTTTTACACCCCTTGCATATTGACCATCTTCTTGCTGCTTCAGCCTCTACATGCTCTTTCTGAAATATTCTATTTTTTATACCCTCAAGAATTTGTCTTCTATTCCTAAAAGCTCCTAAGTACTTATTCCATTCCATGTTTCTTTCTAAAGTTTTCTTTTTCTTCCAATATTTTATTCATATCTTTTAAGGCCCTTTCAAAAAGTTCTATCTTTTCTTTAATTGCCACGCTTTTTTCATAACCGCAATAAGTTCTTTTTTTTAAATTACCTAATATATCTTTTTGCTTAGTTATGTTTTGCTCTAACTTTCTCTTTCTTAAATCAAAAGTCCCTAAGCTATGTAAATACACCTTAGGGTAAACTAAATCTGACAATGACTGCCTAACTTTATCATAATAAAATCCTATAAAAGCATCTACCACATCTTCATGAACTCCTAGCTCCTTTGCAATACCCTCTTTATACTTGATAGACTTCTTTGGATTCATTCTCCCAATACTTTTATATCTAAAAATATAATACCATCTATCTGAATGTTTAAATCTTCAGATAAATAAACTCTTTTCTTTCTAACATCACCACCTTTTATTATTAACGTTTTTTTCTCTGCTTTTGTTATAGCATTCCTGGCCGATTGCTTAGTTCTATAAACACATTTAACAGATAATTGCTGACACAGCTCGTTTACCTCTATGCCATTGTTCTTAGATAGCTCAGTTAACAACTCAAGCTCAGTAGTACTAACCTTAATGTTTTTAAAAAAACAATATGTTAAGATCTGATACTTTATAACTTTGTCTCTTGTTGACCTTACCTTCTTATCTACCTTTCTTACTACAGTCATAGTTTATTAAATATTTTGCATTAAAAATTAAACAAGGGAAGGAGCAGTTTAATCTAGCCATAAAAGAAACATTCTAACCCATTATTAATTAATAAAATTGAAATTA